CGCAAGCCCTTGGCTGAATTTATCCACATCCGCCAGAGTCCGCCCAGATAGCAGGCTTCCCTTCCCTGCGGCAGAGTTTTGCAGCGCATTCTCGCCTTGCTGTAACTGGAACTGATAGCCTGGGGTTTTTGCGGCTTGCTCTGCGGTCGGCGCAGTGAAGGTGCTCGACCATGGCGTGAGAAGTCCTTGCCCCGGCGTGTCGAGCATGTCCGATAGCGTATTGGTCGCGCGTGATCCGGCGTTGAGAAATGGGGCATACGGAGCCGTGGCTTGCGGCTGAAGCCCTTGCAAATATCCTTGGGCCTTTTGCAGGGATTGGATGTATTGCTGCGAGGCCTTGCCGGCAGCATTGCCGCCGAAGAGTCCGCCAAAAAGACTTCCGACTCCGCTGAGTAGTGCGCCTGCACCTAAGAGTGCACCCATTAAAGTTTAACCCTCACGACCGCTCCATCACGATCACGGAGCTATTCACTAGATTTGCTACCAGTGCGTTTGTGCCCTTCACGGCGAGATAGAATCTGTACTGTTTTGTCGGATCGAGTCCGGTATCGAGAAACGAAAACGCTGCACACTGATTCACGCCTGTACTCACGCTCCCACCAGTGAAGGCATCTCCACTTACAGGAACATCCGCGCCGCCAGGAGCCGCACCGTTGGCCGGAATTGCTCCAAGAGTTCTATAGAGGAAAACGTATAGCGTGCCATTCCCTGAGAGATTGAACGTGACGCGACATTTTGCCGTGAGCTCCGCAAACCGTTTCGGCTGAATCGTTCCTGTACCCACTGCGGTTGATTGCGTGGCTCCATTGGTGTTGACCGCGGCATTCCCGGACGCTGTGACCCGGTTCAACAGCGGACGATTGATAACGTCATCTACCTGCTGCAAGTAGCGCACGCGGCCAAATCCGCTGCTTCCCGGTTTCCCGCTGTCCCAATCCGTTGCGGTGATGTGCTCTAGAACGCGGCGGGCCATTTAGGTAATTTTCGCGTACTGTTTTGCCAACCTTGGAGTTTGGTCCTGTAGTTGATTAATAATAGCGTCCGTTATTCTCCAACTGATTGGGTCAGAGCATGTAACGCGTGGCGTCCACGACTCCCATACTCCCAAGCGGCGGTCAATGGCGGAGACGCGGAAGTTGCCCGCTTGCCCACACGGGATCATGCGCTCTGGCCCCCACGTTTTCCCGAAGTCCGGTGAGTAACTGAACATGGCATAGGGGTCGCGAGATTGCGGCAAATTATTTGATTGGAAATTACCCCAAGCCAAATCACCTACCACTCCTGTTCCTATTGGCTGCAAGAACAGTCCTATGTAAGGCCCGATGTGAAGCGGCGATGGATCGATGAATGTTCCAATAAGGTTGCCATTCTGAAATACAGAGATGTCCGTGCCCTTAATCTGAACCTGGAACACGTCACCAATCTGCGGAGTGACGTAACCAAACTGGTGAGGCAAAGGCACTTGAACTACGCCGTTAATGACTTTTTGGAGATTCAACGGTGTGGCTATGCCTATGCCACCAAACCCCGGCGAGGCATCCAGATTGAGATAGTAATAATTTTTCGGATTTATTAAGGCATCTGCGCGAAAAACCAGCGCTACGTAACCACGAGTTGCCGTCAATTGCTTAAGCGATGCCTGGACCGTTTGATCGCCAGAGATTTGAGTGTTGTAAAGAATAATGCTTGCCAGCGACGTCACGGATGAGGGCGAAACGGCATTGTTTAGCAGTTGCACGCTTCCCTTTGCACCGCTCCAAGGTGCCCCAATCGGGTCCTGATTCGCGCGATTGAAGCTGTCAGCAACATTGGTTGCCGCGTATTGCAATGGCGGTTGCGGCCCTAAGCCAGTCTCAAATTGCACCTCGAAATCATTGATGGGCACGGGCTTTTGCAGGCTTTCGCCCATGACCGTGGGTCCAATTCTGGTTCTAATTATCGGATTAAATACGCCCACGTCGACGTTTTCGCTGAGAAAATTTATAGACATCTGGTACACGTTGCCGTTGGTGCGGCTGCCCACCAGATGTGTGCCGAACGCGGCCACGTGACACCTTCCCAAGTGCGCGCCCTGCACGCCATTTACCAGCGAACTGCGGCGATGCCACTGCCCGTTGTCGAGGTCCAGCGTCCAGGTGGCGTTTGCAGTCGGAAACCAGATGTCGTACCAGTAGTGCCCTTGGTCTTCGCGGCCCATGCCCACCGCGTCAGTGACATTCGCTTGCTGCGACATCCAGTACTCGAGAGCATGATCGGAAACGCGTTGCGGGGTAAATCCGTTGGCGACGTACACCACATTGGCGCCGCGCTCATCGCCGCCAAGCCAGCCGATGGTAGTTCCTGATTTGGTGGCCAGTCGCGCGACGGAGAATTGCGCAGCGATGCCTACTTCGAGGAATCCGCCGCTTGCCACATCGAAGGGAAAAATCGGAGCGCCTGAGTTGTAGTACACAACGGCACGCTTGGCCCCGAAAACCCACAGCAATCGATTCGAGGCGATCATGGATAGCAACTGGTCGGAGAATACGGACACCTGCGCCACGGACAGCCCCGGCCAAGTGGTAGCGTCCTCAGGGTTGGACACTGAAAATGTGTTGATGCTAGCGCCGCCTGTGCTTAGGGCTATGAAAAGCCCATCAATGAATTCAATCACCGAGACATTTGTGGGCGGCGTGGTAAGCGCTTGGAATGTGTTGGACACCAACGAAAAGACTGTTAACGCCCCGCCGCTGCAAATCAGAAGTTGCGAGGGATACGCCCCGCCTACGGTTCCGCCAGCAACCATCATGGCCGGCAGGCCGTCATCCGTAATGAAATTATTTCCGCCGAATGCGCCGTAATCGGTGTAAGCACCCGCGCCGGTGCGTTCCACTAAATGCGTGCCAGAGACAAAGAACGTGCGGCCTTGGAAGATACCCGCGCCGCGCACGGAAGGCAGTGCGGCACCAAGGTTGCCGTCGAGAGACAGGCCGGGATCTGGGTAGAGGGCTTGTGCCACGCGCGCGTTGGGTGACTCACTTCCCTCTAAGTACCAATTTACCAACGCTTCTGCGCTTACCAATGGAGACTGGCTCGCATAAGCTGAACCGATAAATCCGAACCTCATGCTAGAATTGCCTCATGGATTCACCGCTTGACATGCCGCTCGATGAGTTCGTTGCTACGTACGTAGCTCCAGCCGTTAAAGAACTAGCTCGCAAGTTTCTCGCAGGAGAGCCGCTAGACGAAATAGAGCGAAGAATTATCCAGGACTGGCTTGAACATCGCGCTTCCACTGTATTCCACGAATGACTCATGGGTAATTCCTACTAGGCCCGCCTGAAAAAATATTTCCCATAGGCCGGTCGGAACCAAGTATCGCCGGATCGCAAGTCGCTTCCCTGGCCACGCTGTTCAGCGACTCGATAACGCCCTTGGCTTGGGCTGCGCGTGCCGCGATTCCCTGTAACTTGCCAGGATCGCCGGAAAACTCGTCGAACAGATCCAGCGCCAGGTTGTAGCGGATAGCCCGCGCGTAGCCGGTCGGGAAGGAAAATGCAGTGACTAAATCAGGGAACTGTGTAAGCGCTTGCGGAGCACCGTAGATAACTACAGGACTCGCTTGCGTGGGAACGGGCCAAAAGCTCAGCGTCATATCCGGGAAGGTCCACTCGGGGTAGCAGACTTGCGGATAAATCGACGGCGTTGCTTTGTTCGGCACGCCTTGCCACTGGACATCGTCGTACATATCCATTGGAAGCTCGTTCGGGGCCTGACTGCCAGCGTTAATGATGATGGATACCCGTAGGCCATGAGGAATCTGCGGAGGGCGCGCGAGAAGGAAGTTTTCATTGCCGTTCAGGTTTCCCAGCGTGTAGGTTTGCTTACTAGGAACCAACGTCAGTGTGGCCCCATTTTGGTCGGTAGTAATGGTCGGTGAAACGAATACCAGTGTGCTTTTCGCGCTCCACGAATCCAGCAAATCGTTCAGGACTTGCAGGGAGTCAGTCAGTTCCGCGGCACTCAGGTTGTTTCCCGAACGCAACGCTCCAACA